AAGACAGCACAAGGCGTATTTGCTGAGACATTCCGTGAAGTGATCCGTCTATGCTTTATGATGGACGAGAAGCTATTTGGTGATGTGACCAAGGAAGTTCGTGGCATTAACGCTGGCGCTCCTTATGTCGTTACATACACGCCAAAGAAAGATATTGCTGGTGATTACACCTGCGACGTAACCTACGGCATGATGGCTGGACTTGATCCAAACCGTGCTTTGGTCTTTGGCTTACAAGCCCGTGGTGACAAGTTGATTAGCCGCGACTTTTTGCGTCGTCAAATGCCTTGGGAAATGAATGTTACCCAAGAAGAAGAGCGTGTTGAAGTAGAAGAACTGCGTGATAGTTTGATGCAAGCAGTTGCCTCATATGCTAACGCATTGCCACAAATTGCTATGCAGGGTGGCGATCCATCTAAGGTTATTAATGCTATTGCAAAGGTGATTGTTGGTCGCCAGAACGGCGATCCAATTGAAGAGATTGTAGCTGAAGCATTTGCTCCTGAGCCACAACCACAGCAACCACAGCAAGGTGGAATGCCAGGACAGCAACCTCAAGCACCTGGAGCGCAGCCAGGGCAACCACCGATGGGAATGCCTGCCCCACAACAAGGCCAAGGTGGCTCTGCTTTACAGCAATTACTAGCAGGACTTAATTCTTCTGGTAACCCGCAGCTTGCTGCATCGGTTAGCAGACGCTCACCCGCCTAACGTTACGAGTGAGAAAACCAATTCCCTATAGGAGAAAAAATGACACAGTTCAAATCAAGCCTACAATCACCACCAGTACGCGTTGCAATGCAGGGCGGAATGGGCAGTTCAGATGCAGTAACACAGAAGACAAGCATCCAGTCTGCACCATCAGTAAAGTCAACAGGCAAGTCAGATGTTAAGTACACCGTTCAGCCTTCAGGCACAAAGGGTGTTGGCACAACAGCTGGAAAGCCACTTAAGTAAATTATGCATGATGAAGAGAGCGGTAACCGCAGAAAAATCCTGTCTTCTTGGGATGTTGCCGCTCTTTTCATTGAACTTGCAAAAGATATTTTAGTTAGTTTTGTAAAGTTTTTAGATGTATTGAGCGATATGTCTCTACATCAAGCAAGTGTCGTGGAAGATAAACAGTTGTTCCACGAAGATGTTGTTCGTACCATTGAGACTATTATAGAGGGTGAGTGATTATGGCAGGTAAAGGTGGCTATCAAGCTCCAGCTAATCCCGCTCCAGTATCAGGCCCAGGGCGTTTAAGCGCACGAACCGATGGAACAGCAGCGTACAAAGCACAACAGGCAGAGCGTTATATCGCTGGCATGCCCAACTGGGGAGATGGCCAAGATATGATGCAGATCCAAAGCGGCGCCCCGATGGCTGCTACGCCATCAGCACAGCCAGTATCGCCATCACAGATGGCTCAGGCTGCGCAGCAACAGGGTCAAGCACAAGGCCAACCACAGCAACCAGTTACTCCATTGAGCGCACCTACACAGCGTCCAAATGAGCCAGTAACCCAAGGTGCTGCACTTGGTCCAGGAGCAGGAACAAACATTCTTGGCTTGCCAGCAATGAACATGAACAACGGCGGCACAACCGCAAAGCAAACCGTTCAAACATTAGCAGCACATCCAGACGCTTCCCCCGAGCTGAAGAACCTCGCTGATTTACTAGGGAAGTAGGGTCACATGGCTGACACAACACCAAATACCCCGCAACCTTCTGCTACCCCTGCACCAACTAGCACTGCTCAAAATGCTAGCGATTGGGTAAAGAACAATACACTTTTTGTTCACACAAACCCACAACTTGCCGCAGATGCAATTTCTAATGCCACTGCAACAAACAACTTTTACAATGCAGATGCTATTGCTGCTAACGCAGTACCTGTCAATATTACAAAGGCAGTTCAAGATAACATCGCTACCCACAATAGTCAGTCTTGGTGGCAGCATGCCCTTGGCGATGTAAAGCAGTGGGGTGCAGACGCAGTAGGTTTTATCCCTGGTGCTAACACAATTTCCAACTGGGCTAACAAGCCTTTACAGGAAGTTCAAAAAGACTACAAGTTTATTAGCAGTGTTTACGAAAAGCACAATCCTCTTGAGGCTGTTCTTGCCACATTACCTATTGTCGCTGGTCGAGTTATCGGTGGCATTATTGGTGGTGCCGCAGGTGCGGCAGGCGGTGCAGAAACTGGCGCAGAGATTGGCGTAATCGGTGGAGCAGCAGTTCCAGGCGCTGGTGAAACAGGCGTATCAGAAGTACTTGGTGGCGGTGCTGGAGCAGTTGCTGGTGCAGTTGCATCCACTCCTGAAATAATTGCAGGCGCAGAACGTGGTTCTGCAATGGGTGGGGAAATTGCTAGCAAGGCAGTTCCTATCGCAACCCGTGTTGCTCAAACAATTCTTAAGCGTCTTGGCGCAACTGTTGGTGGCTTTATCTCACGTGACATTCTTGGCCATACGGTTCCCGATTTTCAAAACTCGCTTAACGATTCTAATAACCCAAAGTTTGAAGCAGATTTTGGTACACAGGTAGCCCATGGGCTTGCCAAAGTTCCTGGCTTTCAAAGCCTAAACACCACAACCAATGGTGCTGGTCAGATCGTATCTGGCGTACTTGATGGTGCATTTGATTTTAAAGCAGATCCACTTCTTAACCTTGGCAAACTCAAGACCGCCATCAAAGAAGGCGGATTTATTGCTGAAGCCAAAGAAGCAGATGGCGTAACGCCAAAGCTAAACCCTGATACGGGAAAGCCAATCGTTGCTCCAAGCATGCGTATTGCCGCTGCAAGCGACAATGTCAATAGCTTTATCCTTGCCCACACTGGCAAGTTAATTGATTCAAGCCAACTTGATAGCTTGTATTCAGCACCTACTGCCACTAGCGCATTAGGCAAGGCTGGTCAGACTGTAGTCCGAGCAGTCAATCCAATGGTTAACGCAACCTTTAGCCGTGCTGTGGACAAGATCGCAAGCCTTGATAACGCTGCTGAAATTAAGCAACGCTTTCCAATGTTTACAGATAAAATGTCTGGCGAACTTGCAAAGGCAGATACGCCTGGCAAGGTACTTAGCGTCATGGGCCAATCTCTTTACTCTAGCGAGTATGCGGGCAAAGGTGGCTATCTAACATCTTTGGCTTTGCCACAACTAAGCCTTGGCAGAAACTTTGCTGGAGATTTGCTATCTAATATTCGCAAAAACTCTCAAGCAACCACTCTTGCTGATACAGCGAACTTCCTTGTGCCAAAGCGTGTAGCAGTTGTTGACCCAAGTGGCAAGAACTTTTTGCTTGATTCAAACGGCGATAGAGTTTACAAGTTTGTTAAGCCAGCCCTTGCTGGCGGTGGATTTATGAATGCCCTTGCTGGCAAGGTACGCACATTCACCACCATGAAGGCTATGGCCTTTGATCCTAAACTCTTAAAGTATTCTACAAAGAATATTAACTTTAGCGATGCAGACGCAAGCAATGCTGTCATGCAGGTTCTTTCATCATCAATGCTTTACAAGGTTGCCCTTGAGCATACTGCTCAAATCATGGCTGAAACAAATCCAGAAAAGCAACTAAGCCTTTTCCATAAGGCTCAAATGGAAACTTTGAACGCAGCTGGGCTGCCTGCTGACACTGCGATGATGAACAGAATACTTGCAGAAGGCAAGCGTGCTTCCTTGAACGAAGCGCAAAAGACTGGTATTTGGGGATACTTTAAAGGCAATGTCATCGGTCAAACCATGATGAAGGCCTTGCCTGGATCTGTTGACCCAGACCGCCAAGTCCCACACCTAGCCTCTACTGGCTTGTTTGAGCATCATGCCGCTGGTACAGCAATGCTTGATTACAAGAAGATTCGTCAAGCCATGCGTGCTACAAAAGTTTACGGAACTTTGTACAACAAAGTTGATGATGGATTTAGCCATTTCACAAACTTAATGTTTGCACCGCTTACTCTTCTCAATACAGCCTTTGGCGGTCGTGTGGCCTTTGGTGAGGCTATGCACCAAGTTATCCGCAGAGGCGTAGGAGATTACCTACAGAGCCGTATTGCTACAACTGCCGCTAGCCGTGCCTTTGATAAGGATATGGTTGTTAAGCGTGCTGAGGCAAAGGCCAACGCCGAAGCGGCTCAGTTTAACCTTAGAACTGGTAAGCCAGAAGATGTTCTTCCAAAGGAAGATATTACCCCTGGCGATCATGCTCATATCGCAAGCGCAGTTGCTATGCAACTTACCGAAAGCGAATTGGACAAGCTAAAAGACATTGCCAATGGCTGGGCTAAAGACGACACAATGAAGACTAACGAAATTGTGACCCGTGCCAATGACATGGAAAAGCAGTCTAAGAGCATCGTCAAGCGTGCCATCCAACTTGGTACAGATCCAGAAAAACTTAAAGATGTTTGGGATGATATTAATCCTAGCCAATACAAAACTCGCATCAACCCAGTTGGCGCTGCTGCCCTTAAGGGCTACAAGATTTACCCATACTCGCTACAACACAAGATTGACGTGCTTACTGAGAAGTGGATCAGCCAAGGCTGGAAGGGTGCTGACGCAGGTATTGATGCAACCCACTCAAGCCGTGCCAACGTTGCAATGGAAGAACTTGTGCATGGCACAGTTCAACGTCGTGGATCTGGCGTAAAGCCAGGAGAAGAAATTGCTGGCTTAAGCAAAGACGATCCACATTTTAAAAAGTTTTTAGCAGTTAACTTAACCCAAATGGCTAATAGTGAAATTGCCCGATCAATTGCTAAAGATTTTCTTAAGCAAAAAACCAAGGCAGATCTTGACGGCGTATCCCTTGATGACCAATGGTCAAAGGTTGGCGAAAAACATTTGGCTAACGTCAAAGACCCTAGCAAGTTTACAAGAGCGCGTGGCATTATTCGCGCCCTTGATTATGGCGTTCCAGAGTCTGTAGCAGCCAATCAGGTTAACGCTATCCGCGGCCTTGTGGAAGGTCATGACGGCACTTTGCACACACCATTTTTGCGACGCATTGCAAACCAGCAAGAGACTTATGCGGAAGATCTAAAGAACATTCCTAATGAGTCTTTGCCTTTGATGGTAACGGGTCGTAAATTTGCGCCTAGCGTCATGAACGTTCTTCAGAAGATTGAAGATTTTGGCTTTAGAACTGCCGTTAACCCAATCATGAACTGGGTTAGCCGCGAGCCTTTATACGCTCACTTCTACTATGAGAACTACATCAAGTTCGAGCCTATGATCGCCACTGGCCGAATTGATAAAGAAACGGCACAAAGCATCGCGTCGCTGAACGCGGTCAAGGAGATGACTCCGCTCATCCACAGCCCTCAGATTCGCTCTCAATTTGCGATGATGCACCGTAACGTTATGCCGTTCTTTTTTGCTCAAGAACAGGCCATGAAGCGTGCTGGTCGTCTTATCCTTAGCAACCCACAAGCGCTACGCGATATTCAACTTATTCATCAAGGACTAAACAACCCAGCATTTGTTCACACAAATTCCAACGGTCAAAAGTACATTGTTTACCCAATGATCGGTGAAGCTGGCAATACGTTTGTCCGTGCCATGAACAACATGGGCATTAGCGTATTTAATCAACGCTTTGACAACTTGCCAAACAACGCATTGGGCAGCATCTCATCTTTGCAGACAGTAATGCCAGATGTGAAAATCCCAGCGGTTGGTCCATTTGTCAGCATCTTGGCTCAAGACCTTGCAGATCATTTCCCTTGGATGCAGCATGCGGTTAACACAGCCCGTGGCGGTTATCCTGCCACAAGCTGGCTAGATACTGTTATGCCTAACTCAAGCGTAAGAGATATTTTTACAGCGCTTACAGCGGATGAAAAAGAGCAGTTGGTTCACAATGCTCAGATCGCTTCGCTTATGTCTGCTTACCAAACAGGTGATTTGAACCTTGGCGGCTTGAATTTTGCTCAACTTCCAGCTGCTGACCAGCAGGCTTTGCTTGACAGAACGGAAGCAAACGCTAAGAGCAACTTGTTCGTCAAGGGCTTGCTATCATTTTTCTTGCCACTTTCACCAACGGTGAACAATGATTACATGACCAAAGATGAAATTTCTTTGCGTCAAGAATATACCAAAATGATTAGCCCAACATCTGAGGGTGGCTTGGGACTAACCCACGCTGAGGCATGGCAAAAGTTTGCTGCTGAGCATGGCAGCCAATCAGTTGCCTATACAGCGATGACTACTCAAAATGGCTTTGGTAGCGCACACGTTCCGCTGAACGATCAAACCGTTCAATGGCTTACAGGCCATCAGGACTGGATGAAACAATATCCAGCCGCTGCTGCGTACCTTATCCCACAAGGTCAAAATGGTAAGGATGCTTTGCAGGTAGAGCAAAAATTGCTTGTGCAGGGCTTGCGTTCACAATCAACCCCACAACAATTTCTTAACAATGTGTACATCCAAAAGGGATGGAACGACATTGACCCATACTATGCAGACTACAAAGCTGCGCTTGCTTCTGTCCCAGAAGGCAGCATGATGGCTAGTTACTACATCAAGCAATGGGATGCTTTTACCAAAAGTTACGGTACATCTAACCCAATTTGGTACGAAGACTATAACTCAAAGGTACGCGGAACAAGTGCCCAAAACGCACTTACCCAACTTAATAAAATGCGTGATAAAGGCCTTTTGAACAGTCCTCAATACTCAAAGGTTAATACCCTTTTAGATTGGACAAACAACTTTGTTTCTACCATTAACCAAGAAATAATCAATGGTAAGAAAACTCGTGCTTATTCAATTCACGTTAATCAGTTCCTTAACACAATGACAAATATCGCAAACGAAGATCCATCAGTTGCAAGCATTATTAATGGCGTATTTAAGAGGGTGGCATAATGGCAACTAAACCAGCAGCAAAGGCACCGGCAACTAAAAAAGCCCCTGCCGCTACGGCAACGCCTAAGCCATCTGTAACACCTTCTCCTGCGGCCAATGGCTGGCAAAGCGGTTCTTGGAATGGCGCTCAACCACCAGCACCATCTGCCACGCCAACACCAACTCCTTCTGGCACTTCAGCAAAAACTCCAGCGCCAAAAGTTCCAGCAACCACACCGCAAAACCCAACCGATACTGCAAATCTTTTAGCCCCACCAAAGACTACAACTCTTACAGATTACAACCTTACTTCGCAACAAGATATTGCTGCTTTGGTTAATTCTACCATGCAACAATTTGTTGGTCGCAATGCTACCGCTGCTGAAATTGCAACCTATGGTGGCGAACTTCTTGCTGCTGAGCGTGCTAATCCAACCATTGAAAATGAAACATTAAACCGTGATCCAGTTACAGGCTTGGCTACAAGCCTTACTGGTGGCACAACCAGCACAAGCGTTAATGCTCAATCATTCCTAGAAAACCTTATTTCTCAAACTGGGCAGGCAAAAGACTTTAAGGTAGCCACTGGCTATATGGACGCAATGCAACAATCTAACTCAAAGTTCAAGGGTGCATACAATGGCTAAAGACAAAATAGAGTTAGATTACACGCCTACGCCTGCCGCTCCAGCGGCAGGTGCTTTTATGAATACCCCTGGCTACAATGCTGGTCAAGCGCCAGTTGGCACTGTTCAATACGCTACAAATCCTAATACTGGATATGTGGAAGGTGGCTCACAACCTGTAACAGCCGCTCAAGCAGCAGCCAGTGCAGCAGCGGGAGCAACACCAGCCCCAACGCCAGAGCCAAATCCAGCGCCAAATCCAGCGCCAACTACGCCAGCCACGCCTGTAAATCCACCAGATACTACTGGCACACCTGGCACACCTTTTACCCCACCAACACCTGCAAACATTACAGTGCCAACAACTCAGGCTCAAGATCGTCAAGAGCTGATTGCAACATATGGCGCACAGGTGGCGTTGATTGATTCAATTCCAGAATTAAGCAATCTTCTCAATACTGCTCTTAATGAAAATTGGTCAGCAGTCAAATGGCAAGCAGCATATGAAAATACTAATTGGTACCAACAACACGGCGCTGCATACATTTCATCTGAAACAGATCGCTTAGCCGATCCAGGTAAGTATGCTGAGGCATATAACAACTTGCTCCAGCAAATGACGATCATTGGTCAAACCGAAGGTATTGATGTTTCTTCATTCGGCGGCCCAATTACGGCAGATCAAGCAAAGGCAATGGATACATCCAAGCCAAATGCTGTTGCCACGATGCTTCAGAATTATTACAATGTTGCGCCAGATGCAACAATTCTTAATCAATATGTTGCTAAAAACGGCAAGTTGGCTTTGGCAAATCCAAATACGCCAGAAGGTGCTATTGCTACAACAGCACAGACTTTGCGTACAAACGCTGCCAACATGGGTGTTGCTTCACAGTATCTTACCCCATCATGGACTAACGCCAATGGCACTAATGTGAACCAAGGTTCAGATTACTTTACAAATGCCGCCCTTGCCGTTCAGCAGGGCTTGACAACAGTAGATTCTGAGAATGCTTTATACCGCTCACAAGCTCAAGCCATCTACAAGCCATTTGCTCAGCAGATCGCCAACGGCGCATCTGTAGCCCAGCTTGCTCAGCCTTACACAAGTGCTGCCGCAAATCTTCTTGAAGTTGACCCATCCACTATCAACCTTGGCGCAACCACTGGCACAGGTTCTTTGGTAACAAAAGCCCTGCAAGGCGATGGAACAAATGCTATGTCGCTTGATTCTTTCACCACACAGGTTAAGCAACAGCCAGCATGGCTCAACACAATGAACGCTAAGTCAAGTGTCATGGATACAGCAAATACGCTTCTTCGTAACTTCGGATTGGTAACAGGTTCATAATGGCTGATACAACTACTACCGCTCCCGCTACAGCAACTAGCGTTTCAACCACGCAAAATGCTTTACAACTTTTGCAGTCAACTTTGGCTGGTTACGGCATTGACACAACTGGCTCGATCAGCAATGCTATTCTTGGCTTACTTCAGTCCAATTACGATTCTTCAACAATTACAACTTTGGTTCAAGACCCAGCTGCGGTTAACTCACAAGATCCAAATGTGGCTAATCTAGCCAATGCTTGGCAACAACGTTTTATCGGCAACGTGGCTCGTCAGAACGCTGGTTTGCCGCCACTTGACCCAGCAACATATATCAGCACAGAAAATTCATATAAGGCTGTTATGACAGCCGCTGGTATTCCAGCCTCATCACCGTTAATGGATAACAGTTATTTTGGCAACCTTATGGGTAAAGATATTTCGCCAGATGAAGTAAATACTCGCGTAACAGCAGCCATGAACGCTGTTAACAGCACAGATCCTTTTGTTAAGCAACAACTTTCACAAAACTTTGGCTTGACTCAATCAGACATGGTTACCCATTTGCTTGATCCAAGTCAGGCTGCAAGCCTTATCGCAACCAAGGTACAGGCAGCAACTCTGCAAGGCGAAGCAGGTCGTCAAAACCTTGCTCTTAACCAGCAGAATGCGCTTACTCTTGCTTCGCAAGGTTTGACTCAATCACAAGCCAATACAGCATTTACCAACGTTGGTACGCAGATTGGCTCACAGCAGGCTTTGGCAAACATGTATGGAATGCAGCCACAGAATGTCGGCAATGAACTTCTTGCTCAGCAAACTGGCGCTAACATCAACGGCACAAGTGCCGCTCAAGCCAATATCAATTTGACCAACCTTCGCGCACAAGAAGTTAACCAATTCTCTGGTTCTTCTGGAGCAGCCAAGGGCAGCCTATACACAGAGCAATCTGGCGTTAGCTAACTAAGTTCCATGCGGGTCCACCAGCACCCAGCATGTGTATTTAAGACTGGTAGTGGGAGCTAGCACCTCTTCCCCTGGAGAATGCTACGGCCTGCGATCAACCAAACAGAAAAGGGAGTGCCACATGGCAAACCAATACGAAGAAGACGAAGACGACCTAGACCTAGACGATCAGCCACAAGGCGATCAGAATGGCCCAGCAAACTTACGCAAAGCGCTTAAGCGTGCAGAGCGTGAGAAGAAAGAACTTGCCGAACAACTAGCTAGTATTCAGGCAGACCTTCGTGGTCGTTCAGTTACAGAAGTGTTGGAAAAGAAAGGCGTGCCAACTAAGGTCGCCAAGTTCATTCCTGGCGACGTAAGTACGCCTGATCAGATTGATGCATGGTTAAACGAGAACGCTGATGTGTTCGGATTTACCGCGCCTGAGTCTGCTCCGTCCGAAGAACCATCAGCTAATGTCCGTGAGACACAGCGCATCAATGCCGCTCTTCAAAACGCAAATACCCCGTCTCGTGATGCAGATACTGCCGCGAAACTGGCTGGCGTTAAGACAAGAGAAGAGCTTGACATGCTTGTTTTTGGTCAGAAGATGACTGGTCGCGGACGTTAATTTAACCCATTCGCACACTAAACCCTATAGAAAGTAGGTGACACAATGGCCAATCAATATACCGACTCAATCGGTTCTACCTCTGGTATTCCAGGATTAGTACAAACCGCTTATGATCGCTATGTCGAGTTTGCGCTCCGTGCTGTCCCACTTATCCGCGATGTAGCAGATAAGCGTCCAGTACAACAAGCTATGCCAGGTTCGTCTGTTGTATTCCAGATTTACACAGACATGGCCGCCGTTACTTCTTCACTCTCTGAAGACGTTGATCCAGATGCTGTTGCTCTTGGCAACACCACTCCTATCACCGTTTCATTGCTTGAATACGGTAACGCTTCACTTGCAACTCGTAAGCTCGAGTTGTTCTCACTATCAGATGTAGATCCAGCCATTGCAGACATTATTGCCTTCAACATGGCTGACTCACTTGATACTGTTGTTCTCAACACACTCATCGGTGGACCAAACGCTATCGCTGAACTTACAGGTGGATCAACTGCTCCAGTTTCAACATACGCTGGAACATACACCAACGGAACAACACAAGCATCTATCGATGGCACATCAGTTATTCGCTCACGCGATATTCGTACTGCTGTTGCTAAGTTGCGTGCTAACAAGGCTGTACCACGTCAAGGCGAATACTACTGGTGTGGTATTCACCCAGAAGTTTCATATGACCTTCGCTCAGAAACTGGCGCAGGCGGATGGCGCGATGACCACAAGTACGCCGAGAACGGTGCATCTGAGTTTTGGCCAGGCACCATCGGCACATACGAAGGTGCTATGTTCGTAGAGTCACCACGTCTCTACAACACAACTGACGGTACTGGTTCATCTGGTGCTACAGGCACATTCGGAACATCTGGTTATGTTCACGCTTCTGGCGGTACTCGTGTATTCCGTACACTTGTTGCTGGTAAGCAAGCACTTGCAGAAGCAGTTGCTGAAGAGCCACATGTAATCTTCGGTCCAATCACCGATAAGTTGATGCGTTTCCGTCCAATCGGATGGTACGGCGTTCTAGGCTGGGCACGTTACCGTGATGCAGCTTTGGTTCGTATCGAGTCATCAGCTTCTATCCACAACTCTTAATCTGAGTTAGTTGTTGTCCTAGCCCCTTTTTCCTTTCAGGGGCTAGGCGGCAACGCCCACGAAAGGTAACGCATGTCATATGTATTTAAACCGCCAACGGTTGAAGAAGGCCCAGCGGGTTTTGGCATTTTGTTTTGGCGTTACAGAATTGCTCGTGCAAACAGCATTTTAGTATTTGGTACAGCTGTAGTCTCACAGCGTACCCCTGCTGTTCAAGATACAGAGTCAGCAGATTATTGCTATCTAGGTGGACATGAATATGTCCTTACCGATGCAGAAGTAACCATTCTTACAAACGCTGGCTACGGCGCTTACATAACACAGGAGTAAGATGAACGCAGGTAGATACAACATCAGTGTCATCAATGGCACAACCTTTACGCTTGCTCCCATCTGGCAGATCGATGGACTGCCTGTAAACATTACTGGCTACACCGCAGACATGCAGGTTCGTGATGTGTCCAACAACCTTGTTGTTGAACTTTCCACAGCCAATGGCAAAGCCACAATTCAAGGCGCTTTAGGCCAAACAACATTTACCCTTACCGCTGCCCAGACAGAACCAAATGTTCTGCCATCTGGCAACTATCAGTATGCTTTTAATCTTTCTGATCCACAAGGCAATGTTTATCAAATCCTTAACGGCGCATTTGTCGTATCTGCGAGTGTGATCCAATAATGGGAGTAACTACAAGTAGCGTTTCAACTGTTCTTATCCCAACCACTACCAATGTATTTAACGTTGGCTCAACTCAGTTTGTAACAATTGAACTTGGCGTTATTGGCCCGCAGGGCATTCAAGGTTATCAAGGTGTTACTGGACCAACTGGTCCACAAGGTTCTACAGGAGCGACGGGAGCAAAAGGTGCGACAGGCAATACTGGCGGTACTGGTTCTATTGGTACCACTGGTCCCACTGGCGCTACTGGTGCGACTGGCATTACGGGACCAACGGGTCCAACAGGTTCGCAAGGCAACACGGGAGTTACAGGGCCAACAGGAGCAGCTGGAGCAACAGGCCAGACGGGACCTACAGGTGCTGTGGGTAACACTGGCTCAACGGGGCCTACTGGAGCAACAGGACCAACAGGACCTATAGGAGATAAGTACCAAACTTCTTCTACCTCGTCTATCACCCTGCCAGTAAGCGGCACACAAACAGTTACTATTGGAACTGGTTTACAGTATTCGGTTCAACAATCTACAATTGTTGCCAACTCAACATCCGCTTATTTCATTGGTGATGTTGTTTCTTACAATTCTGGCACAGGCGTGCTGACGCTTAATGTCACCAAGACTGTAGGCACTGGTACATTTACTTCATGGACAGTTAACCTTGATGGTGCAGTCGGTGCAATAGGCTTTACAGGCCCTACAGGGCCCACAGGAGCCGCTGGAAACACTGGTGCTACAGGAAATACTGGAGCAGTCGGCAATACAGGCGCACAGGGCAATACAGGCCCTACAGGTCCAACTGGTGCTGTTGGCAATACGGGTGCCACTGGTGCCATCGGTGCTACTGGTAGCACTGGCTCTACTGGATCAACGGGCAGCACGGGTATTACAGGTCCTACAGGACCAACAGGAGCCACAGGCTCTACAGGTAACACTGGAGCGGGAGTAACTGGCGCTACTGGTGCCACAGGTGCAGGCGGAACTATCGCCTACTATGGAAACTTTTACGACACAACAACTCAAGTAAATGCTGGCGCTACAAGCGCTAACCTCATCACAATTAACACCAATGCTGGCTCCAATGGCGTAAGCATCGTATCTGGCAGCCAAATCACATTTGGTTATGCTGGTACTTATGCCATTAACTTGCTCGGTCAATTCATCACCACAGGTGGCGGCAGCAACTATCAAGTTAACGTTTGGTATGCCGTTAACGGCACAGCAGTAACTGAGTCAACAGCAGTCTTTACAACCGCTGGTGTAAACAACCAA